TAGCTATAATATCTAACGCTGGCTTTGAAGTATAAGATTTATGAACAAATGCTTTTTGATATATTGTTATATCATTAGGTAATCTATGGTTTATTTTCGCTGTTTTTAATATCCTTTGTACATTCTCTAGTTTTATTTTTTTATTTCGTACATTGATATATTTTGCAATTTCTGACATTATACTTTTCATTATTTTATTTTATTAACAAGTTGTTATTATTATAATGCTGTTGTTATTTATTGTGTTAATTTTGGTAATACCTGTTTTCTTATTAAAAGATAAGCAAAAGTGGAAAAAGAAAAATCTACCAGTTAAAAACACTCACTTACCATCACCGTTGTTACCAGATAAAAACATCGAGGATGAAATGACTATAAAAATGAAACCTATACTAAAAAGATATTTTCCAGATGCAAATATGATTGAATTCACAAATATAAACATAAAGGACTCAGTCAATGAAATGTATGTATTCGTAGAAGCACGATTATTAATGCTTAATATAAATAGTTTCAATGCAAAGGTCATTAAAATTCAGCTAGAGGGTACATACAAGAAAGGTATTGGAGTGATAAATGTCAAAAATTTAATCATAAATCCAGGATGTCCAGATATAGGATCTATTATTCCAGAGAACAGTGATAAGTTTTTCGATAAGAATTTTGTAAATAGTTCATGGGAATCAACTAAAGCCTTTAAAATGTATAATAGCAACCCAAATACTCTAAAAATATGATGTTAATATGTATTAACGTACTATGATATTTAATTATATTCATATAGAAAAAAATAAGATTTGTTCAACAGAGATAACTTTATTATATGACGAGTTAGATAACGATAGTGATATTGTTTTCCAACCGATCGAGTTAGTTCGTCATCCAACGTATCAAATCAATGTTGCAGATGACGATATAGATACATTCGATATGTTTGAACATAATTATAGAGTAGGAATGGCAAAGCAAGGATGTATTGTATGTTGGATTTCAATACCTTTACTTTTTTATTGGTTTTATCATATGCTTGCTGTTGCACATATGCAGGATTGACATAAATAACTATTATGATTCTAATGTTTTATATAGTGATAATATAATGGAAGTAATAACAGCATTAGGTTTGTTTGGATTAGGGTCCATGATGAGTGAATTAATAACAGAAGAAAAGAAGGTACAGAAATGTGATGTTCTTGATATACCTGATTCAGAAGAACCATCAGCAACAAATATATATAACTCACGACATTCAGAATCAGTATTCCGTAATGAACAAGATTTATCTAATAAAGCATATAATAACGCAGCTAAAAATAAAATTCTATATAAAAATTGGCCTCAATTATCATGGAGAGAACGCTTATACTCCAAGGATGATAAAGTCACAGAGTTAGAAAGACAATTAGATAATCCACATCCATGGGAGAGCAGTACAAAAATACCTATGTCAACATTAACAGAGAAACAAAATACTTTAAACGCAAATAAGTTTAATCTAAAAGATTCTTTTAAAAATGTAACAGACAAAGGTTTTAACCGTCTACGTAATAGAATGCCAGGTTGTACGTATAAAGCTATAGGAAAAGATTCCAAAGGTAACGGTATATTCAAAACAACATTCGAACGTGGAAAAAACATAAAAGTATATGATGGTGGACATAACAATATGGAACCATTTATAGGTAAAAAAGGTATCAATCAAAATATGAACCCTGTAGCCAATCAAGTACGGCTAGAGAATTTTACAGGGGATAGACCATATTTTAAACAAAAAAAGGAAACTAAGCGATTTTTCCCATTAGTTAAAGATCCATTTGCAGTAGGGGGTTTGCCTAGCAGTTCCAATAGAGAAACAAGCAGATATATTCCATCTAAAACTCATCAGAATTCTATCCCGTTTACTCAGATAAGAGAAGGTCCAGGCTTAAATAAAGATCATATGGAAAGGACAACTAATATAGGTTTCCATGATCCATTTAGGCCAATGGGTAAAGGTATATTCAAGGATGTTGATGAACTAAGAGTTAATCCAAAATCAAATTATAAGGGTAAAATAACAGGTGAACAACATTTCATCCCGTACGGAGGATCAAAGACAGCACCAGTAGCATCACGTAAACATAAAAATCTTATGTTTAGTAATTTCGATGAAGATAGGAAAGAAAATTATGGTTCGGATGGAATGAATAGGTTCCCATATCAAAATTATATCCGTGAAATGCTTCCTCAACATGCACAAGTGGATAAAGGAAAAGCAAATGCAAATGATACAGTAGTACTAAAAGAAACAACACGTACATTTACAGGACAAAATGCATGTAAATACCCATCACATAATTTTTCTAATACTCGTAACCAGACATACTTATTTGATAAAGCTAAATATACCATAAAAGAAGACTTAGCTAATTTGAATCAACATAACCAAATAAATCCAAAAGATGAGAATAGACGTAATCAGACATATTTCTTTGATAAAGCTCGTGACACAATAAAACAACAAACAGTATCAGATGATACACATAGTAAAATAAACCCAAAAGACGAAAATAGACGTAATCAAACATATTTCTTCGATCAAGCAAAAGATACAGTTAAACAACAAACAGTTGATAACGATGAACATGCTATGATTAATACAAAAGATGAAGGTAGACGTAATCAAACTTATTATTTTGATACAGCAAAGGAAACTATTAAAGAACAAACAGAAGACAATGTTCATGATAAAATCAATCTGGAAGATCAAAATAGAAGAGGAAGTACATATTACTTTGATACTGCAAAAGAAACAATCAGAGAACAAACAGAAGACAATGAGCATGATAAAATCAATCCAGGAGGGCAAACTAGATTCAGACTACATGATATTACAGGATTTTTGAATGCAAGTATCAATGCATTACGTGAAGCAGCTATAGCTAAAAACAGAGCTCCTACATTAGTCGGTATGAAAAAGATCCCTGATAAAAATGTTATAGGTAAATATGATATCTTCCATAATCAACAATTTGATAACTATGCATTTACTAAAAGTGTTAACCCATCAGTTGAAGCCCCTAGAAGTATTGCACAACAACAAATTGGTCTACCAACGCAGTTTTATCCTAAATATACCAAAGATATACCACAACAGGCATCACGGATAGATTCATATTTAGTTGATGCATTTAAGAAAAACCCATATACACAACCTTTAACATCATGGAATGTCCCATACAATCCTAGATATCCATCTAAAGAAATAAATATGAACAGAGAGTTTAAACCTCCAACTGGTAGCCAACTTACATGTGGTGCATAATAACAATAAAGGTTCAGTTATATATAAAACAATAAAATGACATCTTTATCAGAACTAAATACACAGCTATCGTGTAAAATTGGGGAAATAAAGGATATTAAAAATAAAATACATAAGTTTAAAAAAGAAATATTGAAAGACACTGTATTTGTATATTTAACGTGTTTTGACACTAATGATTTAGTTAATACTCAAAATACAAGTATTAGTTCATTATCCATTCGAAATATATTTAAGAAGTGTAATAAAAAGTTTGACTCTAACAAAAACGTTTCTAATATATCAGTAGAATCAGATGGGTTAATTAATAGTATAAAAATTTGCAATATACCAAGGTTTAGAATATCAAAAAATAAAATGTCAACTTGCGCTAATGTTACTTCGACATATCTTGGATATTTCAAAAAAACATTTACGGATGAAACTGGTATGTACATTGAGTTTATTGATTCCGATTTTTCTATTCGTTTAGATCCAAAATATTTCAATGGGAATGATAATATATTAGATATTATATTATTTGATTGTTTTAGACTAATTGGTTTCAATAATTCAGATTAACACCTGATGTGTAGCATTGTGGTCATATATGGTCTGTAATGGTGATACATAAACATATTTAGATCTTCTAGATAATTTAAGAGGAAAGCCTTTTGCCTTACGTCCATTTTTCATATTAATACCAGGTTCATCTAATTCTATTATTAGTTTGATCTCATATTCTTCATATGGATCATCCTGTTTTTTGAATGGATTTTTTAATGTTTTATCGTGAAATCTATTTCCAACTTGATAAGCAAACTCAGTAGCATCTTCATCATCTTTTATTGTAATCACTGTATCATCTGGTACTTCTGATGGATTTATCATCCACCACTTTTCTCTGTCTTTTTTAGGTATAACATATGTTTTATGTAAAGGATATCGTCTATGTTCTGAATTCCAAAATATTCTACTAGTAGCCGACCATCTAATATACTTAGTTATACTATTAAATGGTATAAAAGTCTTTGCAAAAATGATTGTTCCTACCATAGTCATACATGCAATAGTTGGTGCTCCAAACTTTAATATTTTTAATATATTACAGCATAAGTCAGGCATATTTATATTTTGTAATCATATTTATTCATTTGATCCATCTGATTCATAATAATCTGAGATATCTTCATCTACGCCAATGACTCTCCTTTCTAATTCTTGTTCTAGCTTGAGATAATTTATTACAGGTCCAACTTTATTTTTGTGTGTATTAATCCATCCATGAGAATAAGGATACCATACATTAACTGCGATATATACAGGCTTACTCTGTCTTAAAGTATATTGTGATCCTAATTCCCAATTACGAAAATATGTTCTAATTGCAGTATTTATACTAAAATTATCTTGAGCGTTATATACCCAATCAGCGTTGTTACAAAATCTTACTAAAGCTTGTATTATTATTGGATCTAAATCGATAACTTCAACACTTCTATTATTAAATGTCATACCAGGAGGTAAACCCCTAGCCGAATATACATAATTACCCATATCTACTGTATCCCTATCAAACCGAAATATAAGTGTATTACTTATATTTAAACCATCAAACCATTTCGAAATTTTAATCTGTTTATTAGAGTTTCTATAAGTTAGTAAACTAGTTCCTGATGATAGTACTGCGGCTGCAATAAGAAACACCTTAAAAGAATGTAATAGATTTGCACAAAAACACTTCATTATACTTTACATCAGTAATTTTTTCCCTCCATCATATGAATATGCTAGTTTCTCATCTATCATTTTTTTATTTATGCTGTTATCCCATATCATATTATCCTCTTTTGTATCGTATGTGAATATTTCAGCTAATATACGTCCATATTTATCAAATTTATCACATTTCATTTTAATAAACCTATCTAAAATAAGTTCTTGTAAATAAGTTTTAGCTTTCAATGCTTTCCTTTTTTGATCAGGGCATTTACTTTTAACCTCTGGTGTATCTA